GGCCCCCGCGAGGGGGCCATCCGGCGCAGTGCAACACACTCTTCACCTATGTTTACAAAGATGGTGCACCCGCCTATGACGGCATCGGTGCCGGTGACTATTAGGTCCCGGGCCGGTGCCTGAGGCGAGGGTACCACCCCTGGTTTGTGTTGGTGAAGAAGTCCCGGAATAAACCGGGAAAGGACCAAAGGAGCTTCAGTGCTCGTGATTGTGTATGGCCCTCCATTATAAACGGAGGGTCATCCCAACTAAGTTGGGCAAAGGGACAACTTTTACGGTGAACGAGACTCGCACATCAGGAGGAATCCTGATTAAACGCGAGATCTTGCCGCCGTCGAAGAAGTCCCTTGGCACGGCACGAGGGACCCAGGTAACTGGGTCCGAAGGGCATCCATGGAAGGCCCGTAAACAAGGCAATTTCATGGATGTAGGCGGGAACTTTAGTTCCGTGAAGCAGAGCGTTGTGGCTCAACCGAGTCACATCGCCTGCACCGCGGTTTCTGGTTCTCCGCTTTCTGGCTCCTATACAGTTTCCACTTATCGTGGGGACTGTTTGCCGATTAGCCAAATAGGCGTCGGCAGCAATCCGTTTCCGCCTCTTACGTCATCTTCAGCTTCACAGCTGGATGCGTTTGGGGCGACAGCGGTTGCTAGGTGCAGCCCCGTATCTCCGATTGCGAGCCTCTCCAATCTGCTAGGCGAAATCGTAAGGGATGGCTTACCAAAGCTACCCTTGCGAGCCTGGCAGGATGGTGTTCGTTTACTCATGGAGATCTCCAGGCGGAAGCCTGGAAGTATCCGTGAGATTGGCCATTTGATTGGCGACGAGCACTTGAATTTGGAGTTTGGCTTGAAGCCGCTCCTCTCGGACATTAACAAATTCCTTGAGGGCGTCTACCGCGCGGATGAGCTACTCGCTCAGTATGAGCGGGATGCAGGTCCGCATAAAGCGGTTCGTCGGAGGTACGAATTTCCACTGAAGGTGGATGTGGATGTAGTATCCCTTCCGACTTCTGAGTGGCCTTTGTTGGCCGCCCAGAATTCGGGGTATTACAATATCCCATCCGGTTGGAGCGTGACTCGAGAGCGTGAAATACGCACTCGGCGATGGTTCTCAGGAGCCTTTGCCTACCATCTACCTTCCGATTATGACAGCCGGAAGGAGATGAGTAGGATTGGTCTCCTGGCCAAGAAAGTTTTTGGCCTGAACATCACCCCAGAGGTACTTTGGGAGCTCGCTCCATGGAGCTGGGCTGTTGATTGGTTCTCTAACACTGGGGACGTTATACAAAACGTTTCCCAGCGAGCCAACGACGGCCTGATTATGCGGTATGGGTATCTGATGGAGAATACCATCGTTACTGATACTTATACCCGTCCGGTGTCTCCGTTTAATAACGGATCGCCGTGCGGCTCTGTCTCGATCGCTTCGGAAGCGAAATTGAGGCAGCGCGCAAATCCCTTTGGCTTTGGAGTAAGCTGGGCGGGTTTGTCACCCAAACAGCTCTCCGTGGCCGCAGCGCTCGGTTTGAACCGAAGCTGAGGTCGTGTGTTCCATTGCGTCAAACGCCAATGGGGCTCGAGAACCGAGCCCTAGGAGTGATGCCTATGTCATTAGCCGATCCACAAACCGTCACCATTTCGGCGGCAACGACTCCCCTTCCGCGCACAAGCGTGGATAAGGATGAGTCGGAGTACACCAGTGGTGATGGCTTGATCAAGATGCAGGTTTCGCATACCTATGGTAAGCGGAGCCGGCGCTTGGTCCGGATCGACCATGCGAAGTTGGCCGCTGACGTGTTTAAGCCTACGGAAAATGTGAAGGTCGGTATGGCGGTTTACACCGTCTTCGACCTTCCAACCGCAGGCTACACGGCAGCAGAGGCCTTGGCCGTCTGGGTGGGCTTTAATGCCCAGCTGACGGCCTCTTCGAATGCGGTCGTCACCAAGATCCTTGGTGGCGAGTCGTAGTGGTGGGAATGGCGAATGGGGTCCTGACGAACCCTCTCCGGAAGGGGAGGATAAGTCGGTCACTATCCGTCGTTCTGAACATCCTGCTGGAGAGAACGGGGCGGAGATTGCCGTCCGCTTGAAGGTCGGTTATAAGACCGTCCTTCTTGTGGTCGTCGTCTTCGACTTCGTTCATCTCTCGTTCAGGGAGATCGTTAACACGTCCTGGTTCGAGCATTTATTGCTCGGAATAGGTACGTGACGACCTCGCCGTAAGGCATGTTCGTGCTCCCACGGGAGCATCACTCCATGGTGGTTACGTAGGCAACCCTTAAATCAGTTCGGGACTGCCCGAGTAGAACTCGGGCTAATCCCCGAGAGAAAGGACATTCAGAAATGAGTGCCGTTAATCCCGGGGACTATATGTCCCCACACCGCAATGTCCGCATGGACGTGATCCGCTTGGCTAACGCCGAGTGGGTCCGCTCAGGCGGGCGCGGGATGCGTTACTGTGACTCCACGGAATGCTGGAACGACGTGGAAGACGACTTTATGGTCGTCGACTGTGTCGGCCCGGCCTCGTGGGTCACGGTAACGGCCCTGATCGGAAGGTTGCCGGAGGACCTGCAACAGCTGGTCCTCTTTTAGTAACCTCTGACGACGTAGGCTATGGATCCTGAACCTTCGATAGAGGAGGTTACCCCTTGCAAAAGGGACAGGTGAAAAGCCTGACGTCACTCTGGTCCATGCTAGCAGAGGAATCTGCTAGCAGATGTTGCACTAGCGCCACTCGTGACATTAATACCGTCACGAGACGAGTCGAACATGAGGGGTTGTCGTTTATCACGATAACCCTGCCTAGCCTTGGAAAAGCCATCCAAAAATGGCTCGACCTGGGTCAGGCCGGTATCCACCCTGCGTTCAGTAATGGACGCAAGGGAAGTTTCCCCCTATTTTTAGGAGGTTTCTTCAACCGTGTGTTCGACCGGAGTAGTGGCTTGTTACTCGAGAAGCCAGATATCGATGCTATTCGTTCTCTTAGGCAGCTAACGCTGTTCTTTGAGAAGATGCAGCTTCCTTGCTCCCCAGCAAGGGATGCTGCAGCGATCGATGGTTATCTCGAGTGTGAGCGGGACGTTCGCCGCTTCGACTCGGAGCTCAACGAGAGAGATCTCGAAGAGTTCCGTGTAATGTCGGAGTTGCTGTTCGGCCAGTTATTTGAGCGGATGAACCGAGAGGTTTATTTCGCTCGACTGATACCGAAGCATGGTCCAGGATCAACAGCAGATGGTCTTCTTGGAAACAAGAAGTACAATCAGCTGACCTGGCCCAGACGGTTAGGGGAGGTTTTTCCTCCCCAAAACTACATCATCCCTAATTGGCGTTTTACGCACGTTTTGGATGATGTGAACGTCCCCGAACCCGGAGAAGAGGAACCTGTTAAGGTAACTCTTGTTCCTAAGACGCTCAAGACACCTCGTGTCATTGCGATGGAACCGACCTGCATGCAATATATGCAGCAGGCCGTCTATCGTAGTTTCACAAAAAGTTTCCAACGGGATAGACTCCTGCGGAAACTGATCGGATTTGATGACCAAACTCCTAATCAGAGAATGGCCGAACAAGGTTCGATTGATAACCGAACCGCAACGCTCGATCTGAGCGATGCTTC